TAGGTACCTTAGGGTGCCGAATGAACGACGCCCATGGGAACTGTATGTTAATCTCTAATTCATCAATTTTCATTGATGGGATAGACTTAATGTACCCAATCATAACGTTGGCTGCCCTCAGACACTCGTTTAATATGACGTCTCTATGACGCTCATAAAAGGCGGTATCTGAGAGAGGTATATCGACTTTACCAAACATCTTCTTGAACGCGATAGGGTCTTCCCCTATCATGTACACGGAGATGTCGGTATTAAGGCCAAGGAAAGTTTCCTCAGCCCGTCCATATATCTGCAAGAAAGGCACAGCTTCAATAAAATCGAAGCACCTCGCTTGATCAGCCTCACTCTCTAAGGATGTGATTGCGATAACCATCTCCGTGGCGAGTTCGCCAAGGGGTTGGTTACCGGTCACTACTCTTTCTTTACTCTTAAGGAAAGTGTCATGAAGAGTTAGAAGGGCTAGGTAATTACCATATAAACGGTAATCCCAGTCATCTATCTCATCATAACGCTTTCCGGTTCATAGAGCTACGTAATCTTTAATAGCATTACCTAGGACTCTTTTACCTTTCAAGAATAAGTAAAGAGATACTACTAAAGATATCTTAGGAGCCAAAGAGTCGTAATGACGCTTTGATCAACCTTTGACATCCATAAAGTAGGTCCTTAGTGAAGTACTAATATCGGCCTTCCAATCTTTAGTCAATATCTCAGAGACGATGATTTGAAGACATGTAAATGTCTCAGATCTTCGATCAAAGAGAGCAGATAAAGGGAAAGGTGAGACATTCTCACGATGTAGACGAATTTGCTTTGCAAATTCAAACCCATATAGAGAAATATGGGTCTTTTCTACAGAGTAAGGAATATCTCACTCTTTGAGTAGCTCCTTATACGCTACCGCTACGGTATCATTAGCAATAACGATATCATCGCTAAGTAGCATATAAGGACACCTCTTCCAATTGCGATTGGCTTGTTTACAAGCTTTTCACACAAAGAAGTGGTGACACATTGTGAAGGTAGCCCAAGAGGAATAAAACCCCATTGGATTACCAGTCCCGTAGACGATTCAATCATCCATATATTTGAATGGTTGTCCGACCATGAGACGTTCTCAATGTGAAGCATACTCAGAACCGAATCAAACATCGAGAAGTTCTCTTTGGATGGCGATAGGAAACCTATCCGTTGCCGCGGTTAAATCCACGGAATGGTAGGAACTCCCATCATCAGCCTGGAGAACTCTAAACCTCTTTGTTTGGTTAAAAGTACAATCCTGAGTGATACGACGAAGGTGCTTAAAGAGAAAATCATGCAAAGGCAGCAATGCTGCCTGAGTAAAATAATCTCCTATAGCAACTTCCCTCGTTTTCCCCTCTTTATCTTGAATACATGCAATTCTAC